TGTGGCGCAGGTCAGGGCAGACCTGGGATAACTCATTGTCACTCGTATGAGGACTCTGAACCAATCCAATCGTATCTGGTCGCCATCCATTTGGGAGATTTCCCCCTTTTGGGTAGGAACGGCCATCCCTATGATTACCACTGCGAATCTTAAAGACTCCGGACTTTTCCGAGTCGTAGATTAGCAGGAAGTAACTGTACATAAACCAATCACTAGCTAACACTTAATAGACAAACATATCATCCAACTCTTCTCCCCATTCCCTTAAACTTGTACGTATTTGCCAATTCCCCGATGGATCTAGCCTAGCTAGGTCTATCTCTCGTCGAAATTCGTTCCTCAGATCTGCCATTGCCGCGTGTTGTTCCATCATTGTGATTTTATCATAATTGGTGACTTCTCCGGCATAGTAGGTCTTGAAGATCTGCTTTTTCTCGAGCTTCTCTAGTGGCAACGGTTGATTCTGCCATCGCTTTTCCCAATACCGTGGGTTATATAACTTACGGTTATGGTAAATGGCTTTGTGTAGTCTCTTCTCGTTGCCCTCCTCATCGAGGTCGTACAAGTCTTTCAGCCTTATATCACTGTCGAATAGTAGAGACACGCACTTGAGTCCGACGTAATGGTCGTAGATTTCAGCTCCTTTATTGAATTCATCTGATTTGCAAGCTTTTGGACTTCTTCTTTCGGCTAATGTTCTTACTTTCCAGGACGGGACTGTTGTCCCTATGTCCATTGGAATCTCCTTATCCTTTCCGGATCGGAGGATCGCTTGTGCGATTTGTAAGTCCATAACTGATGGAGTCGTACACTTCAAACCAGGGTAGTAGATTCCTGCACCTCCTAACCATGTAGGTAGGAAGTATGGCAGTCCCATTACATTAAGAACGGGTTTTACCTTTTCTATGTACATGCAGGCTACCTCTTCTCTCATGTGTTCAGGAGTGAATATCATTAACTGAGCAAAGCGCGTGTGTGGCAGTTCGACTTGACTTGACTGATTTCCAAATGTTTCCTTAACTACACCTGATCTTTTCAGGCCTTTGAGTAATCCGAAGTTTACAAACGGCACTTGTTGTAGCTTCCCATCAATCTCGATGAAATTCACCGAGTTGATTTGAATGAAGTCTCTTGTGACAAACGTTTTGCCGATCGACTCCTTTAATCCTACAAACTTTGTGCATTCATGCCAAAGATCGTAGAACTGGGGTGGTGCTCTGACAGCAATGTCATCACCATTGATCAGCATTGGTACGTCACAGAGCTTTACTGGGTACCCAAAGGTTTTCTCGTAGGCATATCTTGCCATTGCCGCATTAAGGAGACATAACACGGGAAAGGACGTAACAGATCCCATCAGCTGGCCTCTAGTTTGTTGCTTGCTATACGACCACTCACTCATTTTAACGTCTTTAGGTCTTCTGGCCGGATTCACTATTGTGAAGTCAGTCAGTGATTCTAAGAACAATTTTCTGAGTTCTGTGGTTACACCTAATGAGTCAGCCATTGCTTGGCCTACCATTAGTGAGTATTGCGAGTAAATATTGTCTGTTGCGGCTTCGTAGTCGCCAGACAGGAAGGTTTCACATCTTCCTTTTAGAGTGCCAATTACTGTATTGAGGATCTCGCTTGTTACGGGTGTCCCTGTTAATTGGAAGGTTGGATGTTGTCTCATTTTTCTGTGAATCCTCTTCTGGATAAGTTGTAAAGTGAAAGCCCTAGCTGGATCACTCTTTGTTATGACTCTGACTTTCAGAGCCTCAGGTAATGCAACCATTTCGGCCATGTTCGGGGCATTTTTTGCCTTGTCTAGCATACGACCCCATAGCACGCGAAATCTCTGTTTGAGATCCGTCTGCTCAAGGTCAGGCGTTATTCCGGTGACAAGAACTTCTTCGGGTAATTTTTCCTTTGATTCAGGTTCTGCCTGGACTAAATCGCAGATTACTCCGTTAGCATCAATATATTGGTGCTTTGTATTGGGCTCCCTAACATAAATGGGAACATCAATGCCTCGTTCTTCTTCGCCACCTCGAAACTCCTGGAAAACGTATGCCTGCTGTGTTGGTCCGCCCATTGGACGGCTAACTGGCTCGCCGAAAGTGGGTACTCCCACTAAACCTGGTATCATATCCTTAGGCCCGCCGGGGGTCCGAAGGTTACGCAAGAGTGTGTCCTGATTCATTTCAGTCATAAGGTATCCAATAGATCCGAGACCTCGTCTCGAAATTACGTAATTGGCGGATGTGGATGGAAAGTAAGGTTCTACCAAGGAGCCTATCGGCAGTTTTCCGAAAACTTCGGTTACTGTCCTATAGATCTCCCGCTCAGCAATTTCCCGAGTCAATACCTTTTCCAAGGTGTTGTCTTTAGGGTATGCGAGCAATTGGGGTTCTTCTTCTTTCCTCCTATCTCCGATTACAAAATCTTTTGATCTTCCTTTGAATCCTTTGAATGGGTCAGGCATCTGAGCTAAGTTTCCTCTCAAGAAAACTTCACTGGGGTCAAAGCCTGATGGCAATTTCGCCTCGGTGGGCTCTTTCACTTCGTCCGTCAGTGCCTTAAAGGTCTTCTCCATTGCTTCCTGACACGCTTC